ATCCTTAATCGTCTCAGTCATGTGGCCAGCATGGGAGTGGCTCAAACGTCCGTGGGAGCGGTCTCAATACTACTCAGGCTCCAACAGCGTCCGGATGAGAGACTCGAGACGATGCCGTAATCTACTCAAATCTGACTGGTACCAAAACACGAAGCAAGTGCTCGGGCTCGACTGGACATTTGCCGAGGACCAGGACGAAAAAGGGCACTTTGCTAATACGGCTGGCGGCGAACGTCAGTCCGGAGTCATCGGCGGAAAAGTCACGGGAGACCGCGCAGACAAACAAGTCGTCGACGACCCCTACGACGTCAAAGAGGCTACACGAGGCACGCCGGAGACCATCAAAAAGCGCATGCGTCAGGTTGTCCGCGACTGGGATGACGTGCTGGTCGACCGGCTCAACGACGAGAAAAACGATCCACGTGTCCTCATCATGCAGCGGCTACACAAATCCGACCTCGCCGGTGTCCTCCGAGACCGTGATGGCTACGAGGTCGTCGAGATCCGACAGGAGTACGACCCTGAAGCGGCGATACAGCATCCGGGGTTTGACCCGCGCACCGAAGAGGGCGAGCTTGCGCATCCGGAGAGGCTGGATCGTGAGGCGGTCAATGAGCGAAAGCGGGCGAGTAATTACGAGGCGACCAACAACCAAAACCCAACCAGCCAGTCGGGTCAAATATTCAGTCCCGTCTGGTTTTACCGATCGCCGAAAAAAGAAATCCTCGACAGCTCAATCATCTATGAGTCAGTGCCGCCAGTGAGGTCATTTGACTTTGTCGCGACAAGTTGGGACTTTGCAGGTGGCACCTCAAGCGATGGTGGATCGTGGGATGTCGGACACGTCTACGGAAAGCGAGGCCCGAAATACTGGGTTTTGCCGTGGATGCAGCGCAAACAGGCGTCGTGGCTCCAGAAAAAGCAGATGTTCGACGCACTGGCCGACGAGTCCGGGGTTGACCGGCACATTATTGAGACCAAATCGTCCGGCGAGCAGATGTACAACGAGAAGTCTGCCGAGATAGGGGGCTGCATCGATTTCAGCCCGTCGGCAGATAAAACGACCAGAGCGCAGATCGCAGCGGAGCCGATTGAAACTGGAGATATTTATTTGCCGTCGTCAGACATAGCACCGTGGATCTATGACTGGATTGAAGAGCTTATTGACGGCATCGGAGGCGACGATGACCGAATTGATACCTGGTCGCAGTTTGTCATATACACGAACCAGCGAAATAAAAACAAGACCGACGCAACCACTACCCTCAAAATGATGAGCTAATGGCTGATTCCGTACTGAAAGAAAACAAAACTGAGCTTGAGACGCGACTGGACACCCTCATTCAGGCAAATACCGGGCTGGGGGTCTCCGGCGTCGATCCAGCGCAGGATGTGAGTATCCAGCATACGCATTTCTCGGACTGGAAGCTCGAAAACATCTACCTCGAGTACGACCTCGCCAAAATCATCGCCACCGAGCCAGCGACCGAGGCAACTCGCAACGGCTGGACCGTCACAGACGACGGCAATCAAGAGAAAGAGATCCCGATTGACGCCTCAGAGGTCATCAAGCGAGCCATGATCGAGGCGAACATCTACGGAGGCTCTGGCGTCATCGCTGTCGATGGCAGGCCGCTGGATACCGAACTGATGGAGGGCATGGGCCTGAAAAATGCCGTGTCGGTCTCGTCTCGTCGGCTCAATGTCGTCGAGTGGGAAGAGGATGCGACCAAGTCGGGATTTGACCAGCCAAAATACTACCAACTCTCCACTTCACACGGCGGTGACAAAGTGCACGCTAGCCGAGTCACTCGATTTTTCGGGCACCGACTGCCCAAAGAGCTAGAACGAAGATACAGCGGATTCGGCCAAAGCAAGCTGGCCAACACCTGGGATGCAATCCGCAGAATGGAGACGGTCGAGGCATCGCTCGAGACAGCAATTCACCGAGCGGCCTCACTCGTCGTCAAAATTGCAGGACTGCACAACATCGATGCACAGAATCCGGACGATATTCAGGAAGCACGAGACGCGGTCAAGTCACGGCTGAACAAAATGATGAAACAAATCAGCACCAACCGAGCCGCCGCGATCTCCGATCAGGAGGAGATGGAGTGGATCTCCCCACAGCTGTCTCACATGATTGACGCGTGGCAGACACTCGCCTCAGCGGCCAGCAGAGCAAGCCGGCAACCAAAAACCAAACTTTTCGGAGACACCCCGGCGGGGCTTGGCACGACTGACGAGAATGCGCTGGAGAACTGGAACAAAAAAGTCTCAGAGGATCAGGAGTCGTACATCGAGCCAGCACTGCGGATGCTGTACCGCGTAGAGCATGGCGACCTTGACGGATGGAGCTTTGAGTTTGCCGCACTCGATGAGGAGTCCGAGAGAGAGAAAGCTGAGAAGCGAAAGCTGGTCGCGCAGACCGATGCTCTTTACCTTGACCGTGGCGTCCGCAAACCTGACCAGGTGGCCGAGTCCCGAGACGGGCCGGATGGCTGGTCGATGGACACCGAGGTCCGCGAGGATATTAAGCTCGAAAATGAGCGAGAGGAGCGCGAGACGCTATTCGACAAGCTCCGCAAAGCGAACATGAATTTTGAAAAGCACCTCGACGCTGACATCCCGAGCGGCCCCTACGGGTCGGTCCCGCAAGAGCTTGTACAGCTACTCTCCAACGCCAACGTCCAGCCTGCCAGCCAGCGAGCACGTGAGTGGATCGAGGTCTACAATGCGGTATACAACATGAGTGGCGTGCTCAGTCAGTCCCGCGAGACAGCGATGGCTGTCGTCGTAGAGGGTGTCAATCCGTGGAGCGGGCCGGGTGATAGCGACCTACCTCAATACGTCAAGGATATGTCCAAATCCAAGCGCGAGCAGTGGGTTTCTGTGTACAACGAAACGTTTGAGGAGACCGATTCAGAGGGCGAGGCATTCCGAGCGGCCAATGGCGTCGTCAAATCCAAAGGTGATGAGTCGCTAAAGTATAGCCTCGACTCAGGCGCACTGTCTCAGCTCATTGACGAGAAAGCCGACGCTCAAGATGTCGACCGGTCAAGGGTCATCGAAAAGGTTACACTGGAGACACCGCGTACCAAGCGCCACATCTACCGGCTAGCGTCTGGCGAGGTCGATGCAATTCCGGCAACGGTGGCACGGTCTCTGTCTGCGGCGCTCAATGTCCCCATCGACCGATTTACGTCCCGCCTATGATTCGATTCCCGGAGCCAGCACAAAAGCTGTACGTCGAGCGTCACCGTGAGATACAGCAGCAGCTCGACAGCATCATCGCAGAGCGTATGGCATCGGCTGGTCTCAGGCTAGACCAGCAGGGCGGCCAACCCGATGCCGCCAAAGCCAAGGGCGCCATCCGTGCAGCCGCCGCCTCACTGGAGTCAATGGAAACTTCAGAGGTCGCTGGCGAGGTGGTCAATCTGGCAGAGGAGTTTTACACCGATGAGGTGGAGCGCAATTTCCGGGAGCAGGGCGCACAGCTAGCCGTATCCCCGCCACCGATCCGCGAGGATGCTCGAAAGCAGTTTCGCAAGCTATTCCAGCGCAAAATGAGCGACGACCTGCAGGAGCATCTGGAGTTTGTCGAGGAGGTCGTCGTCGACGGCATTGAGCGGGGGCGCCGTGCCGAGGATATCGCCGAAGATTTTCAGGAGCGCATTGACATGGGCGAGCGCAAGGCCGAGCTGGCGGCTCGGGATGTACTTGGAGATATGCAGTCGTTCCAGTCTAAGAATCGGCTGGCGCGAGTTGGCGTGACGAAGTACAGGTGGCTCACCGCAGGCGACGAGAGGGTCAGGGATACGCATCAGGCGCTAGACGGGACGATACAGCGCATGGATCAGCCGCCTCTGGTCGGTCATCCGGGCGAGGATTGGCTCTGCAGGTGCGATATGCAGCCCATTATTGCCGAGCAAGAAGATCTCTTGACAGGATAAATCTAGGCGCGTACAAAATAGACTAGCGACTCCCGGAGGCTGCTCGTCAGGGTAGCCTCCCCACTGTCGCTTGCCGATCACGACACTGACCGGCTCACTTACCCGACGCCATCCCACTGGCATCGAGTCGGGAGCATTTTACTCATATATGCTCGCAGGTGTCTAGCTATTTTCGGTATCCGTACAGACAAATCCCCGCAGCAGGACGGCATTGTCCGCCAAAGATTTCAACCACTTCGACTAGACCGGTCGGGTGACGTCCGAGAAACGGACATGGGCTTTATCGAGGTCGATGTCATCGTTGCCACGGCGGGCATTCTCGAATATAGACTTTCCGAGCTGGGTCCGAGATACCAGGACAAAGGTCTATCCGGGCCCATCAAAGAACTGGTACGGGCACCACTGCTCGAATCTACGACTAACGAACTCGACGGCGTCACGCTCACCGCCGGGCACCCCGAAAGCGGCGAAGTCAACCCGGACAATTTCCAGCAGACCGCCGTCGGCTTTCTTAGAGATCCATCCTACGAGCCACCGACCACCGAGCACCGCGCCAGACAGGTCGCCACGGCACAGATCCGAGACCGACAGGCCATTGAGGCGTACAAAAACGGTGATCTGACGCAATTCTCGCTCGGGTATTTCGTGCAATTTCAGATCAACCCGGGCACGCACCAAAAATACGGCGACTACGACACCGAGCAGCTCGACAGACTGATCCACCACTGCGCACTCGTACAGGCGGGACGTGCTCAGGGTACCGGCCCCTACGGGATGCGACTCGACAGCGACTTTAAACAGCAGCTAACCCAACAGGAGATTTCGAATATGCTCGATATTTTCAAACGCAACGACCAGCAGGCTCCGCAGACTCAGGCTGGCGGGCCCATGCCCACCGGCAACCAGCAGCCATCGCAAAACCCAGGAGAGGGGCGACCGATGGACGCACAGCAGCCCTCCAACGAAAGTCAAGCGATGCTGCAAAAAATGGACACCATCGCCTCGACGCTTCAGCAGCTCATGCAGGCTCAGCAAAAGCAAATGCAGATGATGCAGCAGATGATGGGCGATGAGACCGAAGGAGAAGGTGGCGAAGGTGAGCCTGCCGGTGATGAGATGGACAAAGAAAACCGAAACGACTGGTATCGTGAGCGGCGTGACATTGAAGACAAGGCCGACACACTCGACGTCGATCTCGAAGATGACTTCGACAATATCGACGGCATGAGAGCCGTGGTCGATGCCGCTGACGGCGTCAAAGCCGAACGACTCAAAACCGAAGGCGACATTCGAGGTGCATTCTACGCACTCGATGCCAACCCGGTCGCCAAGCGCGCCGACGGCAAGTCTCAGGGGAGAGCCCTTCGAGGCGGATCAGGCGACGGCGATACCGGAGCAAGCGAAGATGATGGATTTCTCGCAGATCCCAACCGCGCATTCTTTAAATCCAACGATGGAGAAAATCAATGACGCTACGATCAGTTAAGCAAAATCCAGATGAGGGCATCAACGGCGATGTGGCCGTCTCGACCAAACATGCACGTTCTGAAGCGTTTGCCAATGCTGCCGGTCAGCAGGTCCAGCGCGAGGAGTTCACGATTGACTCCTCGAACGACAACGACGAGTACGCCTACACGGTCGACGGCGAGGAGATTAGCTACACAGCTGACTCCGATACCAACGCTCAGGTCGCTCAGGCGATTGTTGACCTTCACAACGAAAACAGCTTCGTCCGGGGCATTACTCGCGCATTCGTCGACCCAACAGACGATAACAACGTCGTCATTGTCGGGCTTGATCCAGGTCAGAGCTTTCCGTTCGAGATCACCACAGGCACCAATCTGACCTACACGAATGTCCAGTCCGCGCAGGATCCGGAGTCGCTCGCGCCGCGCAAAGCCGTGGTCCTCGACAGTGACGATCACCCGAAGCTACCAGAAGAGGCTGACTTCACACCGAAGACACTTCGGGTCGAAGTCACCGCTTCTGCCGATGGCGACTACCGCATCTACATGGACGTACTCGGAGAGACGTTCGAGGCGCAGTACACCGCATCGGCTGACAATCAAGTCACTATTGCTACCGAGCTGGCAACCTCCATCGAGGCAAACAGCGACTATCTGTCCGCCGCACAGGTCACAGATAGCGGCGAGTTCGTCGAGATCACGCCAGAAACCGATGGATTCGGAGCTTTCACTGTCACAGGCACAGAGTCGCCCGGAGAGGCGCTGGTACTGACTACCGTACAGGAAGGCGAAGACATCGAGGAGCTTCTACAGGGGCTCGTCGTTCGTTCGTCTCGGTACGCCGAGCAGATCAATGCTCCGGCCAACGACAACGTCGTCGTACTCCAGCAGGGTCCGATGTTCACCGACACCTCAGAGGGTGTGGCAAACGGCTCGCAGGTATTCGTCGAGATTCGAGACAGCGACACAAACGGCGACCTTCTCACATCGCACAGTGATGGGGCCGTTCCGCTCAGTCTCGAGACCGCACGCTGGGGCGAGGGCCAGACAGTCAAAATCAACGTCATCGATCGAATTTAATCCAACGGAGTGATTGAATATGCGTAAGTCAGTCGAAGTTTTAGCAAAAAATCCAGCGTCTCACCTGGATACCGCAAACCCAAAGCGGTTGAGGCGTCAACGGATTCACGCAAACGCCAAAAAATTAGACGAGATGGGGGCCGGGGTCCGCGGGGACGCACACAGCGGCGTCGACGATACCGTCCACCTTGCACGAGACCTCGAGCACATCTACGATGAGGTCGTCCAGCAGCAGTTCGCACCGACGGGCGCGTTTGATATGTTCCCGATCGACCAGCGTGTTCAGCCGGGCGCCAAAACCCACACCGTTAGGCGATCGGAGTACGCAGGTGAGCCAAAAATTCACCGCTCCACCGATGAGGCCCAGCCAGATCGTGGCCGAGTCAATATCAGGCGTGACGAGGAGACGTTTCAGGTTCTTTACTACACGCTCGATATTCCCATCGATTTCTTCGATGAGATGCACGCCGACTATGCGCAGCTGAACCTCCGAGAGGAGCTGATGGACGCCGCGCAGGTCATCATGGAGCGTTTTGCAACAGAAAACGCTCTAAACGGTCTGGATGCCTACAACTTCTACGGCATCTTCAACTACCCGTGGCTGAACAAGCAGGTCATCACTCAGGCATTGGTTGATAGCCCGTCCAACGCCGAGGCCGACGCCATCAAAGCTCAGATTCTCGGTGGTGAATCGGAGGTCATCGAGCGTTCGCAGACACGAGCGACGCCTGACCGCGTTGTCACCTCTCCACGGGTCGACAACTATTTGCAAGAAAACGAGCTGACCGACAACGAAAACGAGTCGATCAAGCAGGTGCTTCTCCGCCGATTCCGACAGATCGAAGAGATCGAAGTCGATCCGGACTTTGAGGACATCGGGCCGAACGGTGAGGACGGAATGTTCTTTTTCACCGACACACGGCGAGCAATCGCCCACTCGGTGCCGGAGCCGTTCACGATGCTCCCGATCACACAGACAGACAGTTTTGAGTGGGTTATCCCGACGTACATGGCACATGGCGGAATCGTCATGCGCGATCCGTGGGCTAACCTGCTGCAACTGATCGACGTTCAAAGCTAACCAATATCGACACTGAGGTAGAATATGGTCGAACTGAAATGGAACTCAAAAGCTGAGCTGTCTATCCCCACCCAGGGGCTAGACAAGGGTGAATCCGACCCGAAAAAACTGAGCTTTCACAGCAATCTCGACGTCGACGAGCTCGACACCGAGACCATCACAAAAAAGCTCTGGAAACAACTCAAAGATCACCCGGCGATTCAGTCGGCGATCGATGAGCACGAGCTTATCGTGAGTAAGAGCTGATGGAGCCAATGGAGACATTCGAGCTGGTCGCTAAGGATCTGTACGATGGGCTCACGCAGAGCCAGCGCGACCAGCTTCTCGAGCTTGCCGAGGACCGTATCAGTATCGACGGGTACGGTCGGCACACGCCGGAGGCTCGAGGGTACTACATGGCGCACATTGCCTCGATGAGAGACCGGGGCAGTAGTGCAGGTGGTCAGCTAACATCAAAAAGTGCTGGCGATATTTCGATTGGATTCTCCGGGCCGACAAGCGACGACTCACTCAAGTCGACCTGGTACGGCAAGCAAGTGCTCGACTACCAGAAGCAAACCCGATCTGGCTTCGGGCCAGTCGTGGGGTCTATTTAATGGCATCGTCCAGCGCAAATTTTACCGACAAAGGCAAAAAAGAGTGGGATGAGCTGGTTAGCTCATTTCAAAACATGGACGGCTCTGCTGTTACAGTGGGCATCCATGCGAATGACGCCGGTCGTGATGACGGTGAGATGAATAACGCCGCGCTGGCCGCGATTCATGAGTTTGGGAAGACATTTCAGCATCCGGGAGGCACGCCATACAAGATCGTCGGAGACGGTAAGGCCGTATTCGTCGAGAAAGGCGAAGAGCACGACGGCGTAACCGGGCCACACATGATCACGATACCGCAACGATCGTTTTTGCGATCGACAGCAAGTGAAAAGCGGGAAATGTGGCTTTCGACATTCATCAAGGCAGTCGCCAATGAACTGCCGCAAAATAGCGTCTCTGATGCCGCTGAGAGGGTCGGGGCGATGATGATGGGCCACGTCAAAAGAAAAATTACCGATCTAAAAAGCCCGCCGAACACGCCGGGGACAATACGTCAGAAGTCAGTAAACGGAAACGTCAGCGATAATCCACTCATAGACACTGGACAACTTAGGCGAGCCATCGACTACGAGGTGAACATTTGAGCTGTGTGCCGTTCACAGAAACGATTACATTCGTGCGACGGTCTTACAGCTACGTGGATTTCGAAGCAGAGGTCACATTCGACGAGACAATCGACGTACAGGCAAACGTCCAGCACCCATCGACCGAAGAGGTGCAGAGTTTGCTAGAGGGCGAGCGCATTAGCCGCAAGCCAATAGACGTTAGAGTTGCAAAAGACGACATAGAGCCTCGCATCGCCGACCAGCAGGACGATGAGGTGTCCGATCTGGTCGACTGGAGAGGGGAGTACTACGAGCTCAAAGCGAGACGACTACATACGATGGTGATTCCGCACTGGTATCTTATCGGTGTGCGAATCGACGTCGACCGAATCGATGGGCTACCGCCATGACAGTCTCAGCACAGCAGAGAAAAGACCTCCTCAAAGAGGTCGCGACGTGGGCGGATAACCTAGTCTCGATCGACGTCATCATACAGCAGGGCGAAAACAAAGGGCCGCCTCCAGATCCGCCATATCTGGTAATCTCGACGGTCTCACTGGGTGTGCCCGTGTCGACACCACAGAGACGATACGTCGACAACGGAAACACGAACCTCGACCTCGAGAAGACGCAACACTTTCGAGGCGAAATACAGATTGACGCGATCGGCGAGGGGGCTGACCGGGAGCTTTGGGTGCTCGGGATGCTGACTGACCAGAACGACACTGATGTGTCGGTTTCGCCGCATTCGCTGGGGCAAATATCGGATGCAACGCAGGTATTCGAGGGGATGCAGGAGCACATAGCAACCAGAGATTTCGAGATACGCTACAAACTAACGACGATTATCGACAGCGGCACACAGGAGCTTAAAAACGTCGATCTCGACATCGTAGACGACAACGACAACGTAGAATTTGACGCCAATATCGACATAACCACGTGAGGTAACAGACTATGCCCGCAACACACGACGCGTACTTTTCAGCCAATATTTTCGAGGCGCAGCTACCCGGTGGAGAAGTGCCATTCGGGCGTCAGGTGCTTTTGGATGATGGCTCGGATCTTGGATCTGACGACTACCGAATCTACTCGGATCGTCAGGACGCTATCGACGACAACGACGCCAATGAGCTCAGCGACTTTGCACTCGATGCCGTTGAATCGGCGCTCGGTGAGGGCGTCGACGATATTGCAGTCTGGTCAGTCGATATTTCAGGTGGAGACACGTGGGATGGAGAGCTGGACAGCCTCAGATCTTCCGATTTGACGTATTTCGTCACTCATATCAGCTCCCGCACAGATGAAGACGTCGAGACGGCGTCTACAAGTGCCGAGACCTACACGACCACCGAATCCGGGCAAAACTTCGAGCTTTTTATCGCTCAGTCGTCCAACACCGACCTTAAAGACACATCCGGCGATACACTACCGACGGAGCTAGCGGACGCAGACGATCAGGGCTGGACGGCGATTCGGTATCACGACGATGACTCCGAGCCGTCCGAGGTCAGATGGGCCGCTAATCGATTGAGGTTCGACCTCGATGAGACCTCTCCGCCGTGGGAAGGCCCGATGAAAAATGGCGCGTCGCTTGTCACGTCTCTAAGCTCCACAGAACGGACACAGATTCTTGACAAAGACGTCGCGGTTGGCCTCCCGCTCGGTGACGAGGACGTATACGTCGCCGCCGGTGTCGTAACCTCTGGTCGACCGATCTACGAGCAGGCTACGACCGCGTGGTTCGTTACGCGAGTGCTCAATCGGCTTCGCGACAAGCGCGTCGAATACTCTGACCGCGGGGACAAAATCCCAATCAATACCGACGGGCAGATTCT